CGGTGGCAAACGGCACGACATTGCCGCCGGCGAAGATGTTGCCATTGGCATGCAGGCTTAGCGCCGTAGTTCCGCCGATGCTGGTGGCCGCTGGCGTCGCGCCGAAGCTCAGCCCGCCCATCAGCGTGTTCAGAAGCGGCGTGATGAAACTGTCGGTGAATTTTTGCGAGGCGATCTTGGCAATGTCCGAAATGATCGAACTGGCCAGGCTGCTGAAAGCGGATTTCCCGCTCTGCGCCCCGGAAACAAAGCTGGAAAAAGCATTCGAGAAGTCAGACGAAAGGGCGCTGGACAGCGATTGTCCCATGCTGCTCAACTGCTGCATGGCGGTCCCAGCTTGGGCGATGACGGTCGGAATCGACGGCGCGGAAGCCCCGCCACCACTGCCGCCGCCACCCGTCGATAACGGCGTAATACTTGGCGGCTTCCATGCAAGGTAATGCGCGGCGTCCGCAGCCTGCTTGGCCAACTGCGAGACATAGGCCGTCGATGCGTCAACCTGCCCGGCCGGGCCGATGCCATGCGGCGCCGCTGCTTGACCTTGCGCGGCCGATTGCGCCGCCGCCGCAGCAGCCGCAACGCCGATCAGTCTCGCGACTGTAGCATTTGCCGCCTGCTCCACACCGCCCATTGCAGTCTCTAGGCCGACCGCTGACTTTGTTGCCGCATCCAACGATGCCGGGGCCTTGTCGGTCGCTGTCTTTAGCTCGATGCTGGACTGTACCGCCTGATCCAACAGCTTCGCAAATCCCCCTGTTGCATCATTGGCCGCGCCAATCGTGCCCCAGACCGAAGTCATCACATTCAACAGCTCTTGCCCCGCCGAGACCTTGTCAGCCAGCGAAATTGCACTGTCCCATTTTGCATTCGCGGCGGCGAGTCGTTCCGCTTGATCCGTCGTGATCTGGTAGGTGTGGGAAATCTGGTCAAGGTGCAGTTTGAAGTCCGTTGCCTTGCTCGTCATGGCGTCGAAATCAACACCTGGGTGCATTTCGGACATCTTCGCCATCGCTTCAGTGACGGCCTCGACCTCGCCCGCGCCCGATGCCAAAGCCTTCTGCTTGTATGCGTCAATTTCGGCCATGTAGCCGCGCAGAACCTGCTGGTTCTTCTCTAATTCGGCGATTGTATCCGCACCCATTACGCCGGTGAATTGGGTAGAACCACTCTTCCGAACAGCATTATTGGCGTCATTTACGGCAATCTGCGCCTGCTTTTGCAGAACATCCTGCATCGTGTCGGCCAGATCGCCGTATTCCTTGCGCAGGTCGGCAATAGGCGTCCCGGCTGCAGCCAAGGCATTCTTTGCCGCATCCACCGAGTTTTTCAGGCGGTCGGTCTTGGTCGAGAAACTTTCTTCGGCATCACCTGCCTTGAACAGGTTGCCAATGAGCGGCAGGATCACCGCCGCCGCGGCGCCAAAGATCGCACCCCACATGCCGAATGCACCCAGCAATTGCGGGATTTGTTGCGAAGCCGCACGGATCGGTGACGTCCCGCTGGCAACCTGCACGGCAAAGTCGCCGAACTGATATGCCGCGTTCTGAACCATGAAGCCCGAGGCGGAATGCGACCGGCCAAGGGCCGTCACCGCCGCGCCCGAACGAGATGCCGCCGTCGTTTCCGCCTCGTACCGCGCCGTCAGTTGCTGCAGAACCGTCGCCGTCTCTTCCTTGCTGGCGATGCCCAGTTGCTCGGCGATCCGTGCCTCATTCGTCGCGGTCGTGTAGCGCAATTGCGCTGCAAACAGCGGATCGACCGATGCCCGCAGCCGGTCAAACGCCTCGCGCTCCGTCGCAAGCCCGCTGGTGAAGGCGGCGGCCGATTCCTTGGCGTTGTTGCTCGCACCCGCCATCTCGACCGTCTTCGCGATCAGCGCCTGCATCGGCGTCAGAACCTGCCCGGTGGCATCCTTCAGCCCGAGCAGCGACCCGCTCGCCGCGCGCAGTTCCGCCATCGCCTGCTGGGCATCCGCCTTGATCCGAAAAATCAGGTCTTGGTCAGCCATTGGCTAATACCGCTCCGAAGGCTTTCAGGGTTTCCGCTTCTCGCGCTGCTTCATCCGCCCGGGCGGGCGGCTCGGCAAACGCGCTCTCGATGTCGTCAGGCTCTGCCGTCAGCGCCAATCGGATCACGCTGATCAGTTGCCTTTGCCGGGTTTTCAGACTGCGCTGATGCCACCCGCCCCAGCCCGTCAGTTGGGCCAGCGTCATGTTCAGGACGTCGGCGGGTCGGTGTCCGCATTCGACGAGAACGGCGGCAAGGTCGCCCCAGCCGGCTGCATCAGCGCCGCCAGCCTCGCCGCCAGCGGAACCACTGCCGGCATGATCTGCTGGCCGAAAAAATCCTGGTTCACCTCCAGGACCGCATCGCAAAGCCGCAGAAAATCGTCGCCGTACAGGTCGCCAACCCAGACTTCATCCCGGCCTGTCGCAATCGCCACGGCGCTGATCAGGGCTTCGCTCTGATCCTCCAACGCGCTTTGCCATTGCCCGGCCAGAATGGCCTTCATGCACGGGTCCAGCGCCTTGGAAAACCGGCCCATCTTGCGGAACGGCAGCGGCAGGATTTCCAACGTCGCCCCCCGCACCGCGACGATGCGCGGGACAGGATCAGCGATGACCTCCAGATCATCCATCACAGGAAGCAGACCAGAAAGTCGTTGTTGCCGGTGCTGGTCGGAATGAACTCCAGATCCGCCGTATTCATGATCCGCTTGCCGGCTTGGGAGCCGACCTGCTGGATGTTGTGCTTTTGCACGTTCGCCCCGTGCACGATGATCTTGTTGCCCGCCGTGCTGCCATGCTGCAGCGAGAAGGCCCCAAGGATCGACGTTCGCCAGTCGGTCTGCCAGGTCACTTCCGTCGCGGCATCGAGGAAGGCCGAGACGCTGCCCTTCACGTTGCGGTCGCTGATGTCGATCGCTTCGGCTGTCCCCACCAAGGGGATATGATCGACCGTGTTGTTGATATCCATCATGAAGGATTCCCACGCCAGCGCCGTGCCGCCTGTGACAACCCCGGCAGAATAGGAACCGCCGACCTTCAGGCTGCTGGTGTTGTAGTCCGTGATGGTCTGCGGACGCGTCGCCTGGCCGGCGAAGTTGGGCGAAGGGTTCGCCAAAGCCGAAGGCGAGCTGTCGATCGCCTTGAACGTCCAGTCGATCACCGGCTTCTTGTTGACGTTGAACCCGAACTTGCCGCTCCCGCGACCGAAGCGGCTGGTGTATTTGGCGCCGTCATTGACGAAACCGAAGGACAGCGCCTCGAAGGCGGTCGAGATCGGGTTGTACTCGACCCGGGTCGAGGCCGTGACGACCTCTGCCAGTCCGCAGGCCCGCAGCAGCTTGCCGATCGTGGGCGCGGTGCCAGCCGTGCCAGACCCCGCCAGTTCGGTCTGGAAGGTCAGTTCCATCGGGCGCAGGCCCGGCAGGATTTCCGAGTTGCCTAGGCGCCCGTACATCGAATTCCGGGCATCGCCTTCATCCGGCAATTTCACGGTGACGCCTGACAGCAAGATCGCATCCGTCGCCGCGGTCGTGACCAGCGTGCCCGGCGTCGATTCCAGCGCCGCCAGCACCATCTGGTTGTAAAGATAACGGCTCATTTTGGTTGCTCCTCAGCATCGGACGCGATCGGATCGGCCGGGGTTTCGGGGGTCAGATCTTCCGGGCCGGGGGCAGTCTCAAGAGCGGGCCCGGCGACCGGAATCAACGTCCCGTCCGCCTGCCGCACGTAACTGCCGCCCATCCCGGGCATGTCTTGGTCAGCCATTGAATGTGATCCTCAGATCGAAGCCGGCGGCGAAATCCTCGCGCCAGCAGATTTCCCCGGTGTGGTACTTGTCGAGCGTGCCGCCGGCATAGATCAGCGGGCTGTGGAACCCGTCGGGCTGATATCCGATCAGTCCCTGGCGCAGTTCTGCGGTCAGCGTGTCCAGATCATCGGCCTTGGATTGCAACCCCCGGTCCCGCTTTCGTGGCAACAGGATGAAGATCGAGAACGTCTGGGTCGTGTCCTGCGAGAAGATCAGGTTGCCCAGAAGCACGTTCGGCTGGGCGACGGTCCGGCTTGGCGTCAGCATCCCTGCCGGCAGGTCCATGGTGGCCGACGAGGTCAGGGCGTGGTCGAACATGGCAAAGCTCGGGCATTTCGCCCGAAGCCGCGCCAGAAGATCGGTGGTATTCATTCGATCTCCTCGATCTCGCAGATCACGAAGGCATCATCTGCCGGCGACCCGCTCGGCCAGACCTGCAACACCCCGAACCTGCGGGGCGCTACCCTGGCCGGCGACACGATCCAGTCGCGCGCAACGCTTGGGACAAGGTCGCGCCGAACCCGCAGGGTCGGCGCGACGATCTGGGTGATGCGCCCATCCGCGATTTCGATCTCGATCGGGGTCTCGCGAAATACGGCTTTCACCGACCGCGCGCTTCCGTTCAGATCGGTCAAGGTGACATCCTCGCCGAACACACCGGTCAGCGCGCCCGTCATGCCGTCGAAGGGGCTGGCCATCGCCTTAGCGGATGGCGCCGTCGAGCCGTACGCGCACGGTCGCGTCACCCGAAAGTGCTGCCACCGTGGCCGCGCCCACCAGCGTGTTGCTGGTCAAGGTCAGGGTGATGTTCCTGGCCGCGTTGTCCCAGTACACCTTCGCGCCCTGGGTGATCGCACCGACGGCCTTGGTGATGTCGAACACACCCTCGGTCAGGGTCACAACGTCGAGGCCGATTGCGGTCGTTTCCTGTGCGATCCCGAAGATCGAACCGACCAGCAGGCCTTGGCCCGAAGTGACGGCATAGGGGGCGGTGAGGGTTAGGGCCTCGCCGTCCTGCACAAAGTTGTTTGCCATTTGTTGCGCCTCCGCGCTTGAGGTGGAAAATGAAACGGGCGGCCAACGTCGCCCGAGCCGTCATCAATTCTGCCCGGAGCCGGGCGCCGGGTTATGCGCCGGGGTTCTTGTAGGCGCCGCGGAACTCGGTCGCCGCAGCGCCGAAGATGTGGCGGGCAACGAAGGTCTTGATGTCTGGATTCATGTTGTCGACAGCGGTGATCGTCGGTGCGTCATAGCCATCAAGACGCGCCACCGAGATCGGCGGATAGGCCGACGAGACCAGGAACCAGTTGATGTCCGTGCCGCCCGCCGCAGCGCCGATGTTCGGCACCACGACGACCTGAACCGTGCTCTTGAACGGGTTCACCGAACCATCCGAGGCCGGGGTGGTCTGCGTCACGAACTGCAGCGCCGCAATTTCCAGGTTCGGTGGGACGATCAGACGATCGGGCTCGATCGACAGGAAGTCGTCAACGTCTTTCACGCCAAGGGCCGTCTGTTCCCACATTGCCTTGCGGCCCAGGCCGACCGAAGCCGCGCTGATGACCGTGCCGGATGCGGCCAGGTTCTTGTGGGTCGCGTGGAACAGCGCCACGCTGTCCGATGACAACGCCGGGTTGGTCCGGATCAGGTTCCAGACCATGGAGTTTTCCATGATACGGGCCTGCATGGCGAATTCGCTCGGGATGCGAGTAAAGGCCGACATGTCGTCGTTGATCACCGCCTCGAAGGTCAAGTTGATCATCCGGCCGCGGCGCTCGACTTGGATCGTGTCGCCGTTGTCGTTCAGCGTGGCAGAGTTGTACTCGCCATTCGCCAGGACCTTCTTCAATTGCAGGTCGCCGCCGAACCGGGCGATCACCATCTGACGGAAGTCGGCAGCCTGCAGGGGCACGCCGGCGACCGCCTGCCAGGTCGCCGCGCGGCGCTCGTACTCGGCACGCAGGCTGCGGTTCATCGCAGCGCCGGTGATGTAGGTGAAGTCGCTCACGCCGAAGGCGCCGCCGGTCATCTTGGTCGAGTTCATCCCGGCGCGGACGGTGTCCACGTCGTTGAACTGTTTGCGCTGGGGACCGGCCAGGTGCATCGCCAGCGACCGTGCGCGGATTCCACGGAACTCGGCCGCAGGCCCATCGACCTTGCCAGACATGGCGTCGATCAGGCCGTTCACGCGGGTTTCGGTCTCGTCGCGCACGATGGTGGCGGGTTGACGATGGATCGGAGGCTGAGCGGCCGACATGGTGGCCAGGAACTTCATGCCAGCCTGATCTGCCGAGGTGCCGTCGTCGATCAGCGCATCGACTTCGGCCTGCGTCAGGGCACCGGAGGCGACGAAAGGGGCCGCCATCGTGCGGATGTCCTTCTGGCGCTTGCGGTCGGCGGCGACAGCCTGTTCGGGCGTGATCGCCATGGTAACGGGCGCCACCGGCGCCGGGTTGGCAGCGGGAACCGCCGCCGGGGTCTGTTCGGGCATTTCTGCCTCCTCTGTGGTGGCCGTCATGGCCGGGGAACCGCCAGCGGCGGCGGATTGTCCGGCGCTTCCGCCGGCATTCTTGCGGGCGACCATCGCGGCCCGCCCTGTCTTGAAGTTGGCAAAGGCGGTTCTGGCGGCAGCAAGGCTCATCGCCGTCGCGGCCGTCCGGGGCGCTTCCACCAGGATTTCATCTGCAAAGCCTTGGGCGACAGCCTCTTCGGCATTCAGATAGACCTCGGTCTTCATGATCGCTCGGACGGCCTCCGCGGTCATGCCCGATGCCTCGGCGTAAACCGCCGCATAGGTGTCCGCCAGGTGACCCAGTTGCGCGGCTACGCTCAGCAGTTCTTCCTCGTTGCCCCATCCGAAGGTGGACGGGTCATGGATCATCAGCAGCGATCCCTTGGACATGACCCGCTTGCCCGCGCCCATGAACAAAAGCGATGCGGCCGAGGCTGCGATCCCTTCGACAACGACCGTTGTGCCACCCGAATGCTGTGCCAGCATCGACCGGATGCCTTCCCCGGCATACGGATCGCCGCCAAGGCTGTTCAGGCGGATCGTCACCGGGCCGGGAAAGGCAGACAGCGCCTCGCGCACCATCGATGGGGTGAAAAGGCCGCCGCTGTCACCGTACAGCCACGCGCTTTCGTCCAGTTCGACGGAACCGCTCAGGATGATTTCACCATCCATGATCAGGCTTGCACCGTTCGGCATCATCAGTCTCCAGTGGTTTGCGCCGGGGCCGGCAACACCGCCTTGGGCGAGGCAGCGGGCAGCTTGGCCGCGATGTTCAATTCCATGTCCTGCACGCGCTCGCGCCGGATCACTTCCGGATCGAAACCAAGCTCACGCTGTGTCCTCTGAATGCTGGTCAGACCGGCGTCACAGGCGTCGATATAGGCCGGGATTTCCCGTGTCGGGTCGATCAGCGGGCGGCGTGGGGCCGTCCAGTCCAGTGCAAAGGCATTCTTGGGAACGCCCCGCATCAACGGCCAAGCCTCGATCACCCACCTCTCGAGTCCGGCACAGAACTGGTTGATCATCAGGTTCTGCTGCCAGCGTTGCACATTGCGGTCCATGACCATGTGCCCCATCCGGGCCGAGGAAAAGTTCGTCCCGGAAAGGTCGCCGGAAAGGCTTTCGCGGGTGATGCCCATTCCAACGGCGATGACGCCCATAGCCTCGGTCAGGAACTCCTTGTAGCCATCGACTTTCGGCGGCGTCGTCCAGTTGATCTCGCTCCCCGGCGGCAGTTGCACCAGGGCGCCAGGCGCCAGCTCATCGATGGCCGGCAGGTTTGCTGCCTGAGCATCCTGGTCAGTCATCACCACCCCGGCCAGCAGCGCGGCCATGCGCTGCTTGAGGATTTGTGCTTCCGTGTAATCGCTGATCTCGCCCAAGGTCAGCATGACGGGAGCAAACCAGCTCACGCCGCGCGTCTGGCCCGGCCGATCCACCCGCCGAACGTGGATGATTTCCGCCGCCGGCACTCGGCTGGACTGCAGCCCTTTCTGCCACCGCACCGATCCGGGATGCTGGTTCCAGATATGGTATGCTTCGATCCGCCCGGTCGGGCCATATTCGACCCCTTCCAGAACGGGGTTTTCACCGTTCGAATAGATCGTCTCGTTCAGATAGTCGCATTCCAGCAGTTCGACCTGAAATGGCAGTGCCAGCCCGGTCGCAAATCTGGGGTCACGCATCCGCCGACGTGCGAGAACTTCGCCGTCGGTAACTACCGTGCCCATGACGATTTCCTGCATCATCGGCATGGTGTTTTCGCCCAGCGTGTCGATGTCCGTCGTCATCAGATGCTGCTGTATCACCTCGTTGATCCGGTCCCGCTGCTCCTGGCTCAGTTTCGGCGCATTGATCGAGGGCACAATCCCGGTCCCGACGACCGCTCCCACGATGACTTCCTTGGCCCGCTCCGCCAGCGCCCGATTCCGCACCATATCGCGGGCAAGTTGGCGCATCTGCACGCGGGCGCCGCCAAAGGCCGCCGCATCCGCGCTGGTATTCGTGGCCTTCCAACCGTAGGTCCGCCGACCCTTCGAGGCGCCGTCATAGTTCATCACTACTTCGCCAGCTTTCCGCGCCTTCATTCGGCGCAGACCAGCCTCAGGGGCGAAGAAATTGACGACGCTGTCGATCGGGTTCATCAAAGGCCCCGCGTCGTGTAGGGATAGACGATCACTGGGATGGACCGATCAACGCCGGATACTTCGGCTTGCATCATCTGCAGCGCCGACCGCATCTCCGACATCGAAGCATAGCGCACCAGTTCGCCATTGATGCGAACCTCGTTCACGCCCCGCGCGATGGCGGACTTCAGACTGTCGACGTCAGCTTGGGTCCAGGCCATGGGTCCGCCTCAAATAAGAGATGCCGCGCCGTGACAACTTGCTGGGCGCGCTTGGTTTTTCGATTTGGGACGCGACCATCGTCGGTCCAATTGCGGCTGCTCGAACCGACAGACTTTCCTGTCTGTCGAACAGATCGGCCTGTGGGGCCTCGCTCGTCTTGCCACGCTCAAGACCCATGAGTTCCCAATCGGCCTCGGTCTTGGCCGTCCAGCCCTTTTTCCGGGCGGCGACTTCCGCATAGTTCATCGTATCGAGGCACTCGTTTCGCCGTCCCGGCTCGGAAAGTTCCCAGCGCGAGACCATCACGCCAGAAGTCGCCCGCTTCAGAACACGGATCTCCGAGGTTATCTGACGGTAATACTCGTCCCCCAGGCCCCGCGCGAAACGAACAAAGCCGCGCGCTGCAGGGTCATCCTTTGCCAGCCAGGTGTAGAAATCCGCCTTCAGCTGGCTCACGTTGGCGATCCAGCGACGAAACTGCCGTTTGACCGGTGCGCCGTTCTGCCGCCGCAATTGCTGCGGCCGCAGGATGGGCCCGGACGGCGTCGAGGATCCCTTCACCATGATAACCCGTGCGACATCGTGCCGCTTGGCCCAGGACTCGACGTCCTCGGTAAAGGCGCCCTCGTCCACCGCCATCATGTCCAGCGGCAGGCGTTGGCCCAGTTCGGTCTTCCACGTCGCCTTCAGTATCCCGTCGAGAGCATCCCTGCCCTCTTGATCGCCGATGTGCTGCTGGATCACGATGTGATCCACCACCCAGCGCCGCAGGTTGGGTCCAAAGGCCGCAATTGTCACTTCCATCCGGTCGTTCTGGAAATCGACCCCCGCCGTCAGCAACACGCCGCAGCTCGGCACGATCCCCCGGTCCAGCACTTCTGCCGGATCTGCCTTCTCGACCCTGTCCCGCAGGGCCTCCCAGTCCGGCCCCTTGGTCGCCTGCTCGAAGGGCAGACCCAAGACGTCGTTCCAGAATGTCTGTTCCGTCTCGGCCTCGACCGTGTCGCGGATCTCCGCTTCGGTCGCCTGCTGCACCGTCAACCCGGTCCAGCCCATCACCTGGGCATATTCCACCGCCACAGATGCCCAGTCCCGCTGCGGCGCGTAGACCCGCCACAGGTGGAACCCGGGATGATCGCCGTTCGGGTTCGAGGCGACCCACTTGCCCAGCCCGACGATCCGCTCCTTGTCGGCGTGCTGGATCACCCCGCCGCAGACATCGCAGCTGAAGCAGGCCGCGTGCAGGCGCTCGGGATCAAGGTTCTTGCGGAAGTTCTCCCAGGTCAGCGGGGCGAAGTTGCCGCAGTGCGGGCACGGCACGTGGTAGAAGCGGCGGTCGCTGCGATCGAAGGCCCGGCTGATCCGGCACGTGCCCTTGATCAGCGGCGTCGACACTCTCAGGATCTTCGCATCCTCGAACCCGGAAGCCCGGCTCACCGCCAGGCTTTCGGGGTCGCCCTTCGTCGTCATCTCGTACTTCGCCAGGTCATCGCAGATCACCAGGCGCCGCGACGTGCCGGTCAGATCCGAAGGCGACCCGGCCGAGGCGACCTTCAGACTGCCGTTTCGCGCCAGGGTCTCCTGGTTGAACATGCCGTCCTTGTTGTCGCCGCCCCGACCCGTGCCGAAGACCTTCAGCAGCCCCGCCGCCTGCCGGCGCATCGGCAGCCACTTGTTGTTCACCCACTCGGTCGCGGCCGATTCCGTCGGATGCACGACGAGGCTGTCGAGCGGCGTGTGCTCGTGCCAGGCGCCCAGCACCGGCTGGACGATGCTGACCGTCTTGCCCCACTGCGCCGATCCCCGGATCGTCACTTCGCGGGCGGGATGTTCCGGCGACAGGACCTCGTGGATCTCGCGCAGGAACGGAAACCGCAGGATCGAGAACGGCCCTGGCATCGGCGACCGTTCATCGAAGGTGATATTCTCTTCGCACCACCGGGTGATGTCCGGCGGCGGCGGCGGGGCGAAGGCTTCTGCAGCGGCACGCGCCACAACTCGCGCGGCCGGCGTCAGAAACCCCATGGTCAGATGTCCTTGTCCCGCTCATCCGCCGAAACCTCGGCCGCCTCTGCTTCGTCGCTCAGCACCTTGGTCCGGGCGCCGCGATGAGCCCGCCACTGATCCATCATCAGCTGACGCACCACCTTGAAATCCACCCCCATCTTGTCGGCCACCTTCCGCGACCCATCCCGAAGCACGGCCTCGAACTCGGCGATCTCCTGAGCGATCAATCGTGCAACTTGGCGCTCGACTTCGCTGGCCAGGACAAACGTTCCCTCGGCCTCTGCATTCTGCCGGCGGAGACGCCGCGCCTCTTCCTCGGCCTTCTGCGTCCGAGCCATTTCGTAACGAGCCGGATCTGATCCAGCGAGCGGCGAACCATCCCGCGGCGCCGGCACCCGCGCCGGCGGATCGTCGTCGTCTGCTTCCGGCCGATCCTGTTTCAGCGTCGCGATGGCCCGACGTGTGTCGGAACCGTTGCCCAGCATCTGGCCCGGGTGCAGGCGCCGCCCCAGGGCCATGCAAACCTTGTCAAGATCGAACCGCCGCGCCCGCCCATCACCGGTGAAGCAGCCATCGAGCTTGCTCTCCGACACATACTGGCTCACCCGGCCGGGCGAGACGTTGAGCGCCTTTGCCAGATCCGAGGAGTTTAGCAGCGTCATGGCATCCCGCTTTAGGGCACCGTGGCCCGGTTTAGGCTCCTTTAGAGCTTTAGCTTTCGCGCTTCATCGGGGTTCGAATCACC